TATTCTTTTCACGGGTTATCCGTTGGGGACACTATAGAAATACGTGATGTTTCCGAAGGAACAATTAATCCAAACGGACAGTTTGAAATCACGTCTGTTCCTGACGAAACAAACTTTACATACAATGTGGGCACATCTGGAACAGAAACTTTTACAGTTACTGAAGATTCAAAGATTTATCCTACATTTACTTTAGTAGCCAATGGAACATTTAGACAGCCTCGTCAAATAACTATTACTGATCTTGATATTGTAGATGGCGAAGCAACAATGACCCTTAGTTCATCAGACATGGAGGGCTTAAAAAGGGGGAACACAATAACTATTGAAGATGTTGGAGACTCTTCTTTGGAAGAAGGAGATGAGTTTGTAATTTCTTTTGTGGATACTGACAACGATCAAATTAGATTTCAAGTTCAAGTAGCCGATGAATCTAATAAGACTGGTGTAATATTTTCCAAACCAGTATCAATCGGATTAGGGTTTATGCATATGCCTGCACCCGAGTTCGGGGTTTATCACCAACGTCGATTGGTTACACCGTTTCGCTCTACCCAAGAGACTGTTAACGTAGGAACACCACAGCAGTTTACAAAGATTACTTCAACCGGAAAGAAAGACGAAATAGCTGTAAGCGACATTCTTGATTCGGATACATACGATCAAGTCTTTGCCAACTTTAGATTTAATGCAGGAACCTCTGATTTTACTGTTGGGCTTCATTCTTTTTCTGACGACAAACTGTTGGTGTTTAATCGAAACAGTATTCACTTGGCGGCAAATAGTGGAGATTTAAGAAGTGCTCAAACACAATTGCTCACCAACGAAGTGGGTTGTGTTGCTCGAGATAGTATTATTCAGGTAGGCAACAATGTTCTTTTCTTATCCGACAACGGTGTATATGGGGCAAACTTCCAAGACCTTTACAATCTTCGTGGCAATGAAGTTCCACTAAGCGAACCAATCAACGATACTATGAGACTGATTAACAAAGACTTATGGCACAAAAGCTCAGGAGTTTACTTTGATAATCGTTATTATTTGGCTATTCCTTTAAACGAAGAAACAGTATCGGTAGATGGCGAAGGCAATGTAACAACAGAAGTTAACCGTGCTCAGTTTAATAACCGTATTATTATTTACAACTTTTTGAACAAGTCTTGGGAATCAATTGACGATGTCGCTGACGAAGGGTTTGAGTTTAAAAAACTAATTGTAGCCGGTGACGGTGAAGCTCGTGCGGTTTATTCACTTAGCACTGACGGAGGGATTCACCGACTTTATGCACTAGAGCAAGGCAATGATAGGATTATTACTGCGGTTGCGGCAGGTGACGAAAATCCCGATGACCTAATAAGTGCACCGGCGATTAATGGTTCGATGACAACACGGATGTTTACCAATCAAAATATTGATCGAAAGAAATGGAACAACTTTGAGCTACAGGTTCAATCTAGTTTGGACTTGAAATCAGATTTCTTTATTACCGGAATAACAGAAAATGTTGATGATACAATAGATCTGAAACAACTATCTAGTTATTTGAATAATGAACTACTTTCCGAAGACGAAGATGTTTCTATCCGGGGACGGATTGGGAACAAACGAGCCTACGGATTTCAATTTAAAATTGACCGGACAACCGGTCGCCCTCGTGTTCGCGGCTTAAAAGTGGCGGCGGCAGAAGCATTTAGATCAATAAGAGAAGCAATATAATGGCAACTATTTTAAACACAACTCAAGTATACAGTGGGGCAGATGTCGTCACTCACACTAACCTAAATAACATTATAGGTGGTGCCTCATTTGTTACCGGCTCAAGCGGAACGACTGACGACATAACTCTTGAGGTAGATGCTTCAGGTGGGTTTCTGAAAGTCAAGGGTATTGATACTGATCAACTCTTAGATGATGCAGTAACTACTTCTAAAATATTAGATAGCAATGTTACTAAAGCGAAACTAGAAGATATTTCTGGACCACTTAAAGTTCTTGGTCGCACCACTGCCGGAGCAGGTGCACCCGAAGAAGTTACGATTAACAATGATACAGATCTTACTACAGCCTCTGCTACTACTTTAGCTACTGATGAGAGTATTAAAAACTATATAGATAAATTAAAGCCAAACATTTCTCAAACTATAAAAACTGATACATTTGAAAGTAATGCAAATAACACTTGGCTTGACTTTGATTTTGAGGTAAGCATTACACCTAGGTTTGGCAATTCTAACTTGAGATACAGTTGTATCCTAAGCAATGACACCAACAATGGAAATCATACGGCTCACTTCAGATTGCTCCGCCGAGTCGGTCCTGCTAGTGATCCTGCCGTCCCCGAAGACTTTGAAGTTGTAGAGGATGCAGTAGGTCCTATTCGTGGATCACGAAGTCGAGTTTCATTTTCTGGGATTGGTCATGGGTTGTATTCTGCTCCAGTGTCATCATTTGATTTTATAGATACAGATGGATTTGATGCAGGTGTAGAAGTAACCTACAAGTTGCAGGGTTGGATGCATACGAACACTAAGTTTTACATTAATAGATCCCAAAACGATGCTAGTGCCGCTTATAATCCTGCCCCTATATCCACTTGCACCGCAGAAGAAATTTTTCAATAAACAATAATTAAACAATTTAAGTTATGTCACTAATATTGTCAGGTAAAACTTTTAATGACGGCGAACAGTTAACTGCCGCTAAATTAAATCAAATGTTTTCAGATTCTACACTTAGCACAACTGGTGTAGACGGGACTACAATTGTTATCGATTCGGCAACAAATGTCCTAGGTGTAAGAACCGGAGGCATTGATACGTCAAGTCTTGCTCAGGGATGTGTAATTACGGAAAAGCTCCCTGACAGCACGGTTACAGAAACTGACGGCACACCTGACGGTGTTACTTTTCCTAAAATTCAACACATTGAAACAGATAAAATACTAGGAAGAATTACGGATGGTGATGGGATTGTTGAAACAATAACACTTAACAATGATGATGAGATGGCTAATGCCAGTATTACATCATTGGCTACTGACGGTAGCATAAAGGCTTATGTTAATGCAATGCGACCAAAGTTTGTTCCCCTGACTGGCGGAACTCTTGATTTGCAGATGACGAATCAACCGAACGGAAGAATCAACGTTTATAATATTCAAGATTTTACATCCGATGATCCAGATTTTGCACCTTATAAGATTGTTGCTTTACTGTGCGAGGGATACGTTGGATCAACGGGATCAGCAAATCTAGTTTATGCAAGTCTTGGTGGTGCACAAACCGCAGGTCTTACTGGAGCATTTGAATGTATAATTGCTAGGACCCAAGCTACCGGGGGAAACGATTCGGTTACTGATACCGCTACCACCCAAATTCCAATTAACAGTGGTCAGGAAGCTTTTTCTTTTAGATACAAGGTTCAAGACACAACTTATAACACACGTATCTACTCTTATATTAGAGGAGCAATTATTCTACCCGGCTTGCCTGATCCGTCTGCATAATGAACCCTCTCCTTCAATCAGTTCAGATAGCATTAAAAAACAATGAACAGAAAGAAGCCCTTGATCACATAGATGAAATAGTAAAATTTTGTATTAAACATGAAAACGGAAAGGTATTCGACGGTTGGGACAAAGACCTAATACGTCTTATGGTCGCATATCATTGGGCGAAAAAAACTTTAATAGTTCATACACAAGAAGATGGCACCATAAGGGGTGTATTCATGTGGTATAATTGCAACAAGGATGACGGATGGGATTTTATAAATAGTTGGGAAGCAGACAGAGAGGACGGAGATAGTATATTTATGGCTTTTCTTTTTGCCGAAGACACAGATGCATTTAAAGATTTAACAAAAGATTTCATTAACAAGTGTCCGGAAGTTCTTGAGAAGAATAAAATAGGACTAAGATACAGGAGCGGATTTCCAAAAAAAATAATTTATAGCAACAAACTTTTTAAAAAAATAATTAACAACTAGATATTATGGGAGGCAAAGGCAGAACTACGATACAACAACCCGATCCAATTGATCCGGGAAAAGCAATGGGCGAATATTTATTCGGTCGGAACTTTACGAGTTATCAAGGCATTGCCGACCCTCGACTGCAACAAAGGATCATCAATGCGGAACGACGATTCCGCCCTCAGTATACTGCACTCGAACTGGCTGACATAAATACAATGGCAACCGGTTTACCGGGCGGCAAAGAAAGTGCTCGTTATCAAGAACTAGAAGCCAAGCTAGCCGGACTTGAGGCAGGTAGTGGAGGTGTTACCGATGCCGAGGCAATGAGAATTGCCCGGGCAACGGTAGGTGCTCCTCCTTCAAAAACAAGAAGAGAAACAAGGGGCATGAGAGGTCCCCATGGCAAAAAATACACGGTTGAGGTCGAGAATAAAAACTATGAGGCTGAACTAAAAGAATACAACAGAGATGTTAGAGCATTAGCCGGTTCGTTGGGCGGAAATCGTGCATCTCAAATTGCTTCTATTAGGGCGGAAATGAGGAGGCTTGAACAGTCCCCCGGACAAAAGGGATTGTTTGATTTACTTGAAGAGCAATCAACTCGTGCCGGTGCCCTTCAACGTGAGCAGTTAGCCTTACAACGTGCTGACGATGTAGCGGCATTACAAGAGTTTGCACCACAGGTAGTTGATGCTTATCGTGCGGCTGATCCTCAATCAGCTATGTTGGCTGACATGGCGGCGGAACAAGCCCAATCAGCATTTGAAAGGGCTTCGGGTCCAATGGGCTTTGAAGCTCAACGTCAGGTTGATCAGTCGGTGTTGGGTAGCATGGGCGGAACCGCACAATCACAACAAGGACGTGCGGCTCTTGAAGCCGCCCTTGGACGTGAGCGGTTCCAACAAGGTCGTGAGCAATTTGCGGCACAACTAGGTCAGGGAGCTTTCCAACAGTCCCGTGCCTTAGCCGGTGATGTTGGTATGACCATCTTGGGTCGTCCTTCTAGTGCGATTGGACTAGGTGGTCAAATGCTACAGCAAGCAACAGCAGGTGCGGCAGGTCCCATGGGACCACAGTTGTTTGATCCAAACGTTGGCATTAACATGGCGATGCAACAACGTGCTCAAGATATTAATCTTCTTGGTGCTCAAGCTCAGGCTGATGCTTCACGTAGTGCCGGACAGATGGGTATGTTTGGAACTATTGCAGGTGCCGCAATCGGATTATGTTGGGTAGCTAGAGAGGTCTATGGATCCGACAATCCTAATTGGAAGAAGTTCCGCAAGTGGCTACTCAACGACTCGCCGCTATGGTTCCAAAAGCTATACAACAAATATGGTGAACGATTTGCTAAGTTCATTTCTAACAAACCTCGTATTAAAGCAATCATCCGTAAGTGGATGAATACAAAGATTAAATAATTATGGCATTTCAAACAGGAACACAGGTTGATCCTCGCCTGATGCAGGCGGACTATAGTGGCTTTGCTAAGGCAGGCGAGATTCGAGCACAGGGTATGCAAGCCTTTGCATCTGGCATAACTGATGGAATTAAAAAATTTGTTAAAAAGAAAGAGGACGAAAAGAAAAAAAAGCTCGGTGTTGACTACACGATAAGTTTTATAAAAAACTAAATGATAATTGGACTGAATTGTATGATGCTTATGATAAATTTATTCATGATGAGATAAAACCTATATTTGATGAGAAATTTCACTATCAATATCTACCATCTTTCAGAGTTCATTTGCCAAAAGACAATCAAGCTGTACACACTTGGCATTTTGATTCAGACCCACTACACAAACATCCTTTAGGTGAAAAGAATTTTTTCTTACCGTTAACTAGATGTTATGGGACTAATACTATGTGGGTTGAGAGTGAACCTTGGAAGTTAGATTTTAAACCAGTAGAACTTTCTTACGGTGAATATATTATGTTCAATGGAAATCAATGTCATCACGGTAACAAACCAAATAAAACTAACTTAACTAGATTTAGTTTTGATTTCAGAGTGATGCCATTATCAAAATATAATCCAAATTACGAATTAGAATCAGAGTCAAATTCTAATAAATTCGTTGTTGGTAGTTATTACAAGGAGTTATAAATGTACGAGACATTAGAAAAAATAATACCAGTTTTAAATGATGAGGGTTATGATATCAAAGACCCTTGGGACGTTGTTGATGCTTTTGAGGATAAAATAGCTAAATACGCTGGTAGTAAATATGCAGTATCTGTAGATAATTGTACAAATGGTATGTTCATGTGTTTAAAATATTTAAACGCTGAGGGAACCATAACGTTACCTAAAAAAACATATTTATCAGTTCCAGGGTTGGTAATACACGCAGGTTGTAAAATTAAATTTGAGGATTTTGATTGGAGTGGAGTTTATCAGTTAGACCCTTATCCAGTTGTTGATGGAGCAACTAGATTCACCGAGGGTATGTATATTAA